ACAACGTTCGATCCGATCGAGCCGGACGACTCCTGGAGCCCCGACCACATGGATGCTATGGTATGGGGCATCACCGAGGGCATGTTGGAAACAGTGCGCATCCACACCAGCAAGCCAGAAGACAAGAGACTGAAAGGCCGTAGATGAGCACCACCGCAGCACTGCCAAGGCAACAGGTCAAGGTTCTGGACAACTGGTCCAATCTCGACTACAAGCAAAAATTCTGGCGCAGTCTCATCACACCTGTCAGCATTCCCATGTGGGTCGGCACAGAGAACGAGCGACGCTTGCGTGCCTACACCATGTTCGAAAGCTACTACGGCAACTCCAGCCGCATGTGGCTAGAAGACACTGATGCCAGCAGCGGTGAGCCAGAAGACCGTCGGGAGTACGGCGACCCGTTCGTGTTGGTAGAGACCGCCATGACCAGTCTCATCGGTGATACGCAGAAGATCGTGGTGGAAGGCAGTCTCAGCACCGAGAAAGAGACCGACCCGGCAGCGGTGCTCCAGGCCGAGCTCGACAAGTGGGCTGAGGACGAGAAGTTCTACATGAAGGTCATCGAGAGCGAACGCCAAAGTGTCAAGCTGGGCGACAGCGTGTACGTTCTCGGCTACGACCCCAAGAAGAAGCGCCCACGCATGCATGTGTTCGACCCTGGCTTCTACTTCCCGGTGTTCGACGAGATGGACGGGCGCAGTGCCGAGGACTTCCCGACCAAGATCCACATCGCCTACGAGTTCATGCGTGTCAACCAACTCGGCGAGGAGAAGTTCTACGTGCGGCTCATCACGTGGGAGCTCCTGGCCGTGGAGAAGCCGTACACGCCGGAGTACGCCACCGAACCAACCGACCAAGACGTGCTGTATCAAGACCGGGTGTACGACGTCGGCGACATGGGCGAGACGCTGGACACGTTCAGCGGGCCGGTGTACCAGTGGATCACCGAGCCGATCTTTCTCCAGCAGGACTTCATCCCGGTGGTGCATGTGCCCAACACCGTCGCACTGCAGAATCACTTTGGGCGCAGCGTGCTAGCACCCATCCTCCAGATCCTGGATGACATTCAGTCCACCGACACCGACTTGCAAGCCGCCAGCAGCACCACGGGTAGCCCGCCCATTGTCGTCACCGGCAAGACCGGCCAGAAAGACGTCACCACCTATGGCCCTGGTGCCGTGTTCTACGTAGGTGACGGCGATGCCACCATGATCGACACCAGCACCAGCCTCGACGCCTTGCTGAAGCTCGAGGACAGCTTGCTGAAGCGCCTGAGCATCAACAGCCGCACACCAGAAGCCTTGCTGGGCCGTGTCAAGCCGAACGAAGTGCCAAGCGGCATTGCCCTGACACTCAGCTTCACTCCTCACATCAGCATGGTAAACGAGATGCGCCTTGTGCGCCGCCAGAAGTACGACCTGCTCCTGAAGTTCGTGGCTCGGTACTTTGGCCACAAGGACGAACTCAAGATCAGCATGCACTTCGGTAGCTTCCTCCCAGCGGAGAAGCAAGAAGCAATGACCATGGTGGTGCAGTTGCTCGGTGCCAAGGCAATCAGCCTGGAGACCGCAATCCAGATGCTCATGGAGGCCGGTGTTCCCATCGAGAACTGGATCGAAGAGATCAAGCGAATCCAGCAGCGAGACGTGCCCACGGCAATCCAACTCATGGGCATCACAGGAGATCCCAACACGGCAACGGACTATCTCGGTATGCCGAAGGTCGACACGGTGGACCTGGAGCCCGATCCAAAAGATGATCCCAGCGCCTTGCCGTAGGCGCATGTTGCGCATCTCTCCTCACTGTCTGCTACATTGAGCCCCACTGTTATTCAGGCAGGTCATCGATTACCTCCCGCTAGGAGGGAAACCCAAGGAGAGAACGACATATGTCCAACAAATCAGAAGACACCTTCGAACTGATCGTGGTTGACGGCAAGCGCAAGTGGCTCGTCAATCAGGTGAAGATTCTGCCATACGTGGCCGGAGGCGACGATCCAGACCCGCCCAAAGCGGATGACCCGCCGAAGCCTGGAGACCCGCCGCCCAAGACGTTCACGCAGGAAGAGGTGAACGCCATCATCAGCAAGCGTGTCGGCGGAGCCAAGGAAACCGCCCAAGCCGATCTGATGAAGGAGTTGGGCATCACCGATCCGGCGCAAGCCAAGGCCATGATTGCAGCGGCCAAGGCAGCCGAAGAGGCGAATGCCACCGAGTTGGACAAGGCAAAGAAACTGGCAGCCGAGAACGAAACCAAGGCGGCAAGCGCCACCACTGCCCTGGAAGAAATGCGGCTGACCAATGCCATCGTTGAAGCTTTGAACGGTGAGGGCCTCAGCGTCTCCGCCGCCAAGAAGGTTCGAGCGATGGTCGCCGTCGAGAAGAACGACGAGGAGGCCATCAAAGCCGCCATCGCCGATCTCAAGAAGGACATGCCAGCGTTGTTCACAACCGAAGGAACAGGCACGCCTCCCGGACACAATCCGGGTGGTGCGCCGCCAGGTGGCGGAGGCAAGCCAAACGATCCACAGGCGATTGCCGTGAGGACGCTCCACGAGCGCCATCCCAACCTGAAGAGAACATCCTGAGCCAGCGCCGCTGGCCCTAGAAACGAAAGAGGTGGAAACACATGGGAATCAGTCTCGACATCACCAGGGATACCTGGGGTGTAGACAACCTCGATTGGCTTGCCGAACGCAAGGGGTTCGACACCTGCCGACCAGGCACGGTGGACATCGCTTTGTTCGTCGCTGAGCACTACCCCGAGGGATTCATTCCGTCGGGCACGGTGGTCGGCGTCGTCACGGCAACGGGTCGTCTCGGCCCGTACTCACCGCTCCTGGCGAATGGTTTGGAGACGGCCTTCGGCCATATCCTCCAGCCAGTGCGGGTTGCCGATCGAAGCGGAAACGCACTCACACGGGCCGGTGTCGCCGTCCTGTGGGAAGGCGTCGTCCTGCTCAGCAAACTTCCGAACTTTGCCGGAGCCGCCAACGGCCTCGGCGAGCTCGACGCCAACGGCCAGGCCGATCTCAAATTCATTCGGTACGAGCCGTAGGAGGACGACATGAGCGCAAACTTCGTGTTCGACCTCGTTGATCCCGCAGTCCTGACGCAGTACATCAGGGCTTACGACAACGAAGTCCTCCGCAACCAGATGGCCCTCGGCGCATGGCTCCCCGACGTGGAGAACGATGCGCTGGAGTACAGCATCAACCAGTCCACCTTCCGTGACGTCGACGTGGCTGAGTACCGCCCCTTCGATGTCCAGCCGAAGATGGCTGGTCGCCAGGGATTCTCACGGATCCGTGGCGAGTTGGTGCCGGTCAGCCGCCAGATCGCCTTGACGGAGGAAGACACCCTCCGACTCAACGCTCTGGGCAACGCACAAGGCAACCGAAGCCTCATCAACCAGATCTACAACGATGCCGAGCGCATGGTGCGCTCTGTGAAGTTGCGAATCGAGTTGGCCAGGGGCAACCTGCTCACCACCGGCAAGTTCACGCTGGCGGAGAACGGGATGTTCATGGAGGCAGACTTCGGAATGCCGGGCACACACAAGCCCACCGCCAGCGGCGCATGGTCCAACCCAGCCACCGACATTCTCGGTGATCTGCTGGCGTGGGTCCAGTTGTACGTCGACGACAACGGGTTCGAACCGGGCGAGATCATCGCCAACCGGACGATCCTGGGCTACATGCTCGGCAACACTGCCATGCGCCAAGCCGCAGCTTTCAACGGCACCACGCCATCACGCATCAACCTCGAGACGGTTGCAGCGGTCTTCGCCGCCAACGGCCTGCCTCCGGTGAGCATCTACGACACGGTCGTTCGTGTCAACGGTGTCATCACCAGGGTCATCCCGATCGACAAGGTCCTGCTGATGCCTCCCGCTGGTACGCCTCTCGGCGAAACCCAGTGGGGCATCACCGCCGAGGCTCTGAAGCTGGCAGCCAAGGGCATGATCGCCGCCCGTGATGCAGCAGGCATCGTGGCGGTCAACCTCGAGAACGACAACCCGGTGCAAACGTTCACGCTTGCCACGGGCATCGCAGTGCCGCTGTTGGGGAACCCCAATGCCGTCATCTGCGGTGACGTCATCCCGTGAGGTAAGCGCATCCAGTTGCAGACGGCTACAGTGAGGGTCGGAGTCCTACGGGGTTCCGGCCCTTACTCATTTCCAGGAGGAAACAATGGCAAACGTGTTCCAGACTCACGTCCACGTGAGAAACGAAGAGACTGGCGACGCTGCCTGGTTCAAGCCGGGGGACAAAGCCCCGTCATGGACCGAAGGCTGTGTCGACCCCAAGCACTTCGAAGTCAAGGACGAAGACGGAGATGTCTTCGACGACGAGAAGGCCGACTACTCGAGAATGGGCAAGGACGACCTCGTCGCCCTGGCCGAAGACCGAGGACTCGACGCCAGCGGCACCAAGGCAGAAATCATTGCCCGCCTGGAAGAGAACGATGCCGCTCTCGCTTGATCAAGAGGCCGTGATCCGGGTATGGATTGGTGATGACCTCCCCAATTCATACCTGGAGGGCCTGTACGACGGCATGGCTCCAGATTCAAGCTGGGACCAGGTCGTCATCATGGCACTGCGCCGCAAGATCTCCCTTGCATTGGAGCAGCCTGCCAGCTTCAGCGTTCCTGGGCTCAGCCTTAGCTGGGGTCAGCAAGCGTTGTATCTCCAGAACATGCTGGATGAGTTCCTCAACAGCGAAGGTACGGGTCTCGACGAAGAGAGCACAATGGGGATTCGTATCGGCCACCTGGTCCGCACCAATCCCCGATGAGTCAACAGGGCACCCTCGATGATCTCTTGGCTGCCCTCAAGTCAGTTGACACCTTCAAACAGAAGATCTTCTTCGCCAAGACCCCTGCGGATCTAGCGGCAGCGCAGGCTGGTCTGGCAAGAATCACCAACGACATCTCGAAGAAGTTTCCTGAATATAGCAAGGACCTCGGCTCTACATACCGAACCGCCTTCAGAGAATCCGGTGGTATCGGAACTCCTCCAAAAAAATTCTCGGACATTTCGTATAAACACCGCAGAGCGGCTCAGAGAGGATTTGATCGATCAACCACGGGTCTGCGGCAGTGGGGTGACAACTACGGTCGCAATCGTCAAGTGATCAATGCACGCAAGGCGTACCAAGCGAAACTCGTCAAGATGGGCAAGACTGGCGCTACTCCAGGAGAGATTCAGTCAGTCAAGGACGCTCTGAATAGATTGCCTGGTGGAGCGGACATTAGCGATAGTCCCAGCGTCTACTACACCCGTAGAACTAGGAAGGGTCTCGGGCGCATTGAGGTTCCTGCTGACACATACATGAAGATGGCTACCAATGCTGCCTATGCCACTCAGAGGAATCTCGGGGTCGCAGCAGCAGCGAGCCAAGCTAGTGGATGGGTGATCGTTGAGGATGGACCGGGATGCGGCCAGAGCTCCCACGGTGACAGCCCACCCGTCAACGGGCAGGTGTGGGACGCTGACACTGCGGCGGCGCATCCACTGGCGCATCCGAATTGCCAGCGAACGTTCAGGGTCAGTCCAGGCCCTCCCAATGGAAAGAAGACCCGTGACCTCCTGAAGGAGCTCGGGCTAGCACCGTCGAAGGGTAGAGCTTCAACCCTCAAGCACATTGCCGAGGCCGCAGCAGCGGCAGGCGTGGTCGGTAGCGTCGGAGCCACGATCATTCAGAACCCATTCATCCAACGCTTCATGCGTGAGATCATTGCGGATGCCAATATCAGGCTGAGTCCA